ATCTGGTTGAATATCTGGATGGTGGTAAAGCCAATCATCCTGATTTTCTTGGATACATATCCTGGTGTCCCAAGGAACAGTTCGAAAATGCCAATCGGCCGGTTGATCATATGACCTTTGGCCATGCGATTGAAGCAGCCAAGCAGGGAGCTCGTATAGCCCGGGCTGGCTGGAATGGTAAGGATATGTTTGTTGTTTATCAACCTGGTTATCCGGAAGGAATCCCTTGTAATGCCAATACTGCAGCAGCTTTTGGGTATGAGCTTGGTGAGTTGTTCAAGTGCCGGCCGTACCTGCAGATGAGATGTGCCGATGGTACGCATCAGATGTGGCTGGCTTCGCAGAGTGACATTCTTGAAGAGGATTGGGTTGTCGTAGGATGATTCGGTTCACGCTTAGAACGTGGAGAATACTAGACTGGGTAGCAGGATTGATCCTGGTATTTGCCCCATTCATCTTATTTTGGTTAGATACTAGATAAAGGAGCCCATGATGGAAGGCCATGAGCAGAGAGTTATTGATGAGAAGACTGAGTTGGACAATAAATTTGCCAGCTTGTGTATGTTCCATGGATCAGATGTGTTTAAGTCTTTGGATCCAATTGATCAAGAGCTGTTGGTTAAGCAGGCTGATATTATGGCTGAGTATTCCTGTATTCTTGGGGATAGGATAGCGAGATTCAAGTAGGTACGAACAATAAAAGGAGAAGAATTATGATGAGAGCAAAGATGAAAGTGACTTCAGTAAATAAGTTTTCTGACACATGCCTACAGCTTGAGATGGCTGCAGTGTGTAAGAGCTCAGGTTACCCAGAAGATGGTAGCGATGAGAACAATACCTTCGCTCGTTGGACACCAACTGCTAACCTGAAGATGTCTATTACGAATCCGAATTTGGTTGATAAGTTTGAAGTTGGAAAGGAATTCTATGTTGACTTCCTGGAGCTGTAGATAAAGAAAAAGGGCTGGAATGGCGGCCAGCCCTTTTCCCCACCCAAAGGAGAAATACCAAGAAACTCTGGAGGAAGCGTCAAGGTGAGGTTGTTATAATATGAATAAATCGAGAAAGCAAGAAACAATTACAGTTGACCTGAAACAGAATGAAGTTGTGATCAGAAGACGTAGCGGCAGATCTATACGGACACCATTCTCAGCTATCAGTACGTTGACAAATAAGAAACGAATGAGGCAAGCTATGCAAAAAGATGTATTTGATTTATTGGATCAAGTCAGTAAGGGATCCTTCAGTGTATTCAATAACCTGAAGTTTAACCGGTCGGAAGAAGATAATCTTACTCAGTATGTAGGTGAAGAGATGAATAAGACTGAGAAAGAAAGTCTTAGCCGTAGGTTGAAGGAACTGAAGGATGTTGGTTTAATTCGTAGAGTTAAAAAAGAATTGAAAAGTTCTGGTGGGAAGATTTATACATTCAAGGATCCAAGGAATACATTTATTATCAACCCGGATATGATCCGGTGTAATAATCACAATGAATCAGAATATCTATGGGGGCAATGTTCTAAGGAGACAACCAATGAAGAATGATCTAGTGTATAACCCAGCAACAGATTTACCAAAAGAATTGTCATTAACAACAGAACGCCTAGAGTACTTTGAAAAATGCCATTCACAGGTTTTTGACGAGGAAGATATAATAACATTCATACCAAACCTTGATCTTGATGACACTACATATTTAAAATTGGTATCAGCACAAAAGAAACTATCTACTTTAGAACAAGTTCTAGCACAAATAAAATGTATTGAATCTGCAATTGCCCTCTGTCCAAGTTATATTGATAAAGTGGAACAAGATAGATTGTTAACTACCATTACAGTAACGGTGCCTCCTGAGTTAGCTTATAAAATTATATGTGATTGCAGCCGTTCCTTAGAATCGTTATTAATTAGTACCAAAACTAAATTAAACAAGTTATAAGGGCCACGCTCATGTCAAAAGCAGCACACAACACACCAATAACGGTTGATGAGTTCAAGCAGGCACTGCCGGCACATATACGTAAGAATGTTGATCAGGATGTTCTAGATGTGATCAATGCAGGTATGGCAGATCCTGAAGTCCTGGCTGTCTACCGGGAGAATGTTATTGGTTTCACGACTGTACTCACTGAGGGCAGGTTCAAGTTAAATGATTATCTGAGCGCCGTGAAGTTTGTTAGCCATAAATTGCTGGGTGATAATAATATCCAGTCCTGGGCCAAGACATTTCCTGATAGGTACAACGGGATGGTGCAGAGAGGTAATTCTGCCAGTGAGATTGCGTCAGTCTGTTCCCGATATGCGAGTAGCAAGCTGGTTGTTCTTCTATTGGGGCAGACCTTGATGCCTACGCACATACTGAATGCCCCTCTTTATCAGAAGGCAATCAACGTACAGGCAGATTTGATGATGAATGCCAAGAGTGAGAAGGTACGATCGGATGCCGCGGCCAATCTTCTGTTGACTCTCAAGCCACCAGAGGTTAAGAAGGTAGAGCTTTCGATTGGAGTACAGGAGGATGCAGCAATCATGTCCTTGAGGGAATCTACTATGGCCTTGGTTAACCAGCAGCGTCAGATGATTGAAAGCGGTATGCTCTCAGTCAGGTCTATTGCCGAGAGTAAACTGGTAACGATCGATGTGACGAATGCCTAAACATCTCCTTGAAGTAAAGCCCTATCCAAAACGCACTGTAATTGAGTGGTTAAACTCTGTCGATTACGGTGAAGACCTCTTCTACGTCCCTGATGAATTCGCTCTTGAGTTCCTGAACTTTATCAAGATGGTAAATGGTGATACTGGTGAAGAGCATACCTCACCGGTGACCCATCTTCGTATGCTGGATAACGTCCATGGCCCTGATCAGAAGATTCTGAACATGTGTTCTCGTGGATTGGCCAAGACGACACTGATGGGTGAATACCTATTTCTGTATATTGCTGTCTATGGAGAGATTCCCGGGTTCGGAAAAGTGAATTTGGCACTGTATGTCTCGGATAGTATTGAGAATGGTGTCAAGAATATGAGAAAAAACCTGGAATTTCGCTGGGAGAATAGTGCTTTTCTGCAGAAATACGTTCCGGAGACCAGATTTACAGATATCCGCTGGGAATTTGTCAATGCTGACGGCCGGATTACTGTCGTCAAGGGCTATGGCGCCAAAACTGGCGTCCGTGGGGCCAAGGAAATGGGTGTTCGGCCTCAACTTGCAGTGCTGGATGACTTGATTTCTGATGAAGATGCACGATCTGAGACCGTAATTAAGTCGATTGAGAATACAGTTAATAAGGCGGTCAACTTTGCACTCCATCCAACCCATTCAAAGATCATTTGGTCCGGAACACCATTCAACGCGAGGGATCCGCTATATAAAGCTGTCGAATCCGGAGCCTGGAAGGTCAATGTCTTTCCCGTCTGTAACCAATTTCCGTGTACGTCCGCCGACTTTAAGGGTGCCTGGGAAAGCCGCTTTCCTTATAGCTACGTCAAGAAGCAGTATGACTTTTCCCTGGCGCAGGGAAAGATCGCAGACTTCAATCAGGAGCTGATGCTGCGAATTATGTCTGAGGAAGACCGTTTGATTTTGGATGGGGACATCCTCTGGTACAATCGGTCCAATCTGTTGGCCAATAAATCCAAATTTAACTACTACATCACTACTGACTTCGCTACCAGTGAGAAACAGTCTGCTGACTACTCGGTAATTGCAGTATGGGCACTGAACAGTAAGGGATTCTGGTTCCTGGTTGATGGTATCTGTAAGCGTCAGACCATGGACAAGAATATTGAGTCACTCTTTATGTTTGCTACGATCTATAATCCACAGGAAGTGGGTGTTGAGATCAGTGGACAGCAGGGAGGTTTCATTCCTTGGATCAGATCTTTGATGATGGATAAGAATTGTTACTTCAATTTGGCTACAGACATCGGAAGTAATGAACCAGGAATCAAACCTAACACTAATAAGATGGTGCGGTTTAATATCATTGTACCTTGGTTTAAATCTCACATCATGTTCTTTCCTAGCGAGTTAAAAGATACTCCATTTATCCAGGAGTTTATGAATGAACTACAGTTAGTATCGCCGGCTGGCTTTAAATCTAAAAATGATGATTGTTTAGATACAATCTCCATGCTATCTTCACTCAAAGTCTGGAGACCTTCTGAAGTAACAGAGATGATCAAACGAAAAGATGATATGTGGGACATGGAAAAAGAAGTTGTTGACGACTACGCATTAAGTTCGTATGTTGTCTAACATTATAGGAGATTCCTGAATGATTGTTCTAAAAGATTTGTTTACACTGTTGGCAACAGGTGAGTTCTCGAACATATCATTGAGTAGAAACAATACTGGTGGAATCAATGAATCAGAGTATGCCAAAGTCATTGGTCATATCAATCTTGGTTTAGTAGAGATCTACAAACGATTTAAGTTAATGGAGAATGAACTCACTCTCCATGTTACACCAGACCTATCAGTTTATTATCTTCAGGATGATCGTGTAGTCGTAACCACTCCCAACACAACTGAGTACCTCGAGTTCCTTAGTGGGCAGACTGGTGTAAACATAATTGAGATTACCGGTGTGTTTGATGTTGATGGTAACGAACTTGTAATCAATAATCGGCACAGCACTCCCAGCATTCTTCAGCAGTCTATTGATATCCTGAAGATTACTAAGCTGACTGAGGCTATGGCCCTTAACATTGTCTACCAAGCGTATCCAATTAAACTGGTTCTGGATGATGACTTCGATCCGGAAACACACATCCTTCCTATATCAGATGTAATTGTTGAAGCTCTTCTGTATTACATCGCTTCCCGAATCTATAAACCAACAGGTGCAAATAATTCTACAGCCAACGCTGATAAGAGTGCCGGCTATCAACAGCAGTATGAGCTTTCCTGTCAGAAGATTGATCTTCTTGGTTTAGGGATCCAAAACTGTGATAGTGAAAATACTTTTGAGACCAGGGGATGGGCTTAGTATGATACCTAAGAAACTGGATATAATCATTTGGCGTGGTGGTACGTTCGAGTTGGAGTTGGTCACCCAGGTCAAAGTTTACAACTATGATCCGGATACAAATACTGGACCGGCAGATCTGAAACGAACTCACTTGGAGAATCTTGAGCATTATGGATTCACCTATGAGTATGTTGATTTTGCTACTGATTATACCAATGCTGAACTGCGTATTATCAAGCCTTGGGTCAAATCTGGTCAAGCTCCTACGACACCATTGATGCAGTTGAGTAAAGGTGATGAAATTACGCTGACAGCCAATAGTATCAAGATCGTTATTGACGCAGATACATCCAAGACTATTGAGTTTGATTCTGGGACGTATGAACTGCTACTGACCAGGACTGGTAATATCATTGATCCGTTTATCTATGGAGATGTGACCGTACTTGGAGATCGTGGTTAATGGATAAGGTGAACACCACATGTGTGCTTGAGACTCAAATGGTAATTGTATCTGTGCCCGGTGAGATATCTGTTTTTCCTGTGCAGTCTGACATGATGATTCTACCTATATTGAACGGTGAGTATGGGGTTATTATCTCTTCGGAGAGTAACACCCAATTGGGGAATAAACTATGACGAATGCTGTTGATCCATCTGGGATAGAGCTTGCGCCGATGACAAATTGGAAGAATGAGCCCAAGGTTTCTGATCTGAAACAGAACCTGGATGATGCTGAGATAGATCATAGTGGTCATAGATCCAATGTCACTCGTTGGTTAAGCAACCGTGCGTCTGTACGTAAAAAAGTTGAGGGACGATCGAACGTATCCCCTAAGCTTATACGCAAGCAGGCTGAGTGGAGATACTCTTCCCTATCGGATCCATTCCTTAGTACTCCGGACATCTTCAATGTCTACCCGGTTACGGCCGGCGATATCAATCGTGCGAGACAGAATGAACTTGTGTTGAACCAGCAGTTCAATACCAAGCTAGATAAAGTTGCTTTTATTGATTCCTACGTACGTGAGGCTGTCGACATTGGGACGGTTATAGTTAAACTTGGTTGGATCACTGAAGAAGAAGAGATTACTGAAACCAAGAACAACTATGAGTACCTGCCTGATACCACCGGTAAACTGCAGGAATATTACATGCAGTTGATGCAGATGCGTCTTGAGGATCCGGAAGGTTATGCAGATCATAGTACTCCTGGGTTGGACCATGCTCTTGAACTATTCCAGCAGTCAGGTGTGGCACTGTTCGCCAAGGAAGCTGGTAAGATAAAAGTAACCAGAATGGTTGAGACTAAGAATCAACCGGTTATTGAAATACCGCTGAGTGAAAACATAATTATTGACCCATCATGTGGTGGAGATATCAGTAAAGCTATATTTGTCGGTGAGAAATTCAGGTCTTCTCTATCAGCTCTGAAGCGTGACGGTAAGTATAAGAATCTGGATAAGATCAATGTCTCTGCTCTACCGAGTACGATAGCGGAAGAAGCTACTATTGCACAGACTCCAACTGATCAAAAATCATTCACTTTTAAAGATAGCCCACGTAAGCAGTTTACCGTTCACACCTACTGGGGTGAGTGGGATGTTGATGGTGATGGGACAACCAAGCAGATAGTTTGTTCCTGGGTCGGTGATGTGTGTATCCGGAAAGAACTGAATCCGTTTCCCGATCGTAAGCCTCCATTCGTCAAAGCCGTTTACATGCCTGTCCGTGCATCCGTCTATGGTGAGCCTGATGGTGAATTGCTCAAGGATAACCAGGATATCATAGGTGCTGTGACCCGAGGATCCATAGATCTCTTGGCTAAGTCTGCCAATAGTCAGACCGGTATGCGTAAAGACATGCTGGATGTGACCAATAAGAGGCTCTTCAAGAAAGGTGCTGACTATGAATTCAACGCAAATGTGGATCCTAGCCATGGCGTTTACCAGCATAAGTTTCCGGAGATACCCAGATCAGTATTTGACATGCTGGGAATCCAGAATAACGAAGCTGAAAGCCTCACTGGGGTTAAAGCATACTCCTCTGGTATAAATTCCGGAGCGCTTGGTGAAGGCGCCAGAAATGCTGGCAGAGTTCTTGATGCTGCAGCTCGTAGAGAGCTAGGTATTCTTCGTCGATTGGCTCAAGGCATCCTGGCCGTTGGTCGTAAGATAATTGCGATGAATGCCGAATTCCTTTCTGAAGAAGAAGTAATTCGAATCACAGATAAGAAGTTTGTGCAGGTACGTAGAGATGACCTGGCTGGTAACTTCGATCTTCGTCTGGTTATATCTACCGCGGAGGAGGATGCAGCCAAAGCTGAAGAGCTGGCCTTCATGCTCCAGACGGCCGGCCCGAATATGGATCTGGAATTCTCCAAGATGATCTGGGCAGACATTGCCCGTCTTCGTAAGATGCCTGGTTTGGCTGAGCGTATTGAGAAGTTCAAGCCTGAGCCTGATCCTATGGCTGTTCAGATGCAGCAGATGCAGATGGCTCTTATTCAAGCACAGATTGCCAAAGAAAATGCTCTGGCTACCAAGCACTTGGCTGAAGCAGAAGCAGCTGGTGGCCGTGGGCTTCGAGATGCGACTCAGGCTGACCTCAATCAGGCCAAGGCAGGGGAAGCATCGGCTAAAGGAAGACTTCACTCTACAGAGGCAGATAAGGGTGATCTCGAGTATATGCAGAAAGCTGATGGTACAGAGCATGCTCGAGAGATGGAGAAGCAGGGTCAGAAAGATAATAATGCTCTGACGATTGCCATCGCTAAAGAGAAAGCCAAACCGGTTAAACCGGCAGTGGCTAAGAAGAAGTAACACGCGCTCAGCGCATATCATATAACTCTAGCCGGACAGATACGGCAGAGGACACAAGGAGCTACACAATGAGTAACGAGAATGATATCAAAGAAGTGGAAATTTCGATCGATCAAGCTAAAGCAGCAATCAAACGTGGAGAGTGCCTGAGCCGCTTGGAAAAGAATCCGGACTGGAAAGAACTGATCACTGAAGGATACCTGCAGAAGCAGGCTGTTCGTCAGGTTATGGTCAGAGCCAGTACACATGATCCACGTACAATTGCTGACTGTGATCAGCAGATCATTGCTATTGGTCAGTTTAATCAGTACCTGATGGCTGTCGCAGCTATGGGCAGTAATGCTGCTGCTGCTCTGGTTAGAGATGAAAATACCCTGGAAGAGCTGCTGCAGGAGGGTATCGACAATGAGTAAAGAAGCCACGGACGTTCTTGAAATGTCCGATGAAGAATTTATGAAGATGGATCCAGCAGCATTTAATCCTACATCTACCGCTACCACAGATGATGATGGCAGCGACGATAATAATGCCCCCGATGCCGAGGCAGGCTCCGGTGATAAGGAGGCGTCAGCCGACGACAATCGCCAGGAGACTGACGAAGGCAAAGAGAAAAAAGAAACTCCTCCTGCTGATGCTACAGATAAAGAGACTCAGTCTCCTGAAGCGAAAGCTGCTGCTGATGCGGCCGAGATAGCTCAGTCTGCTGCTGCAGTTGGTATGACTGATGAACAGTACATCAACATTGGTAAGCAGATTATGTCTGAGTTTAAAGCCAATGGTACAACCATCAAGATCAAGAATGTTGAAGATGCCATTCAGTTGATGCAGATGGGAGCCAACTATCATAAGAAGATGTCCGGACTTAAGCCTTCATTGAAACTTCTGAAGTTGCTTGAGAATAACGGGCTCTCAGATCCAGAGAAGTTGAATTATCTTATTGATCTCAGTCAAAAGAAACCGGAAGCGATTACCCAACTATTGAAAGATAGTAAGATCGATCCAATGAATATTGACATGACTGATACAAACGAGTATGTTCCACAACATAGGTCTGTAAGTGACACAGAGATTCTATTGGATGAGGTACTGGATAGCATAAGCCATTCACCCGCCTACAATAAAACTCTCACTGTCCTTGGAGATGAGTGGGATTCGGATAGCCGTACCATGTTGGCGCAGACTCCGGAAGTAATTCGGACAATCAATACCCACATGGAAAACGGTATCTATGATCAGGTAGCCAGAGCTGTTCAGTACGAGCGTAGTCTTGGTAAATTGGTGGGCGTAAATGACTATGAGGCAT